TCGTCTGGGCTGGTAATACATACCAAAGATTTCCTGTACAAGCAGAAGGTTTTGCGTATCAAAAAGGTCAGATACCAAGACCAACTTTAACTGTTAGTAATGTTCTTGGAACTATTACCTCAATACTTTTAACAGTTAATCAAACGACAACTGGAAATGATTTAACAGGTGCTACAGTTACAAGAATAAGAACACTTGCAAAATTTATTGATGCTGTTAATTTTGCTGGCAATGTAAATCCTTATGGAACACCCGACCCAAATGCAGAATTTGCACAAGAGATATATTCTATTGACAGAAAATCACAAGAGACAAGAGACATTGTTGTTTTTGAATTAGCTGCTCCTATTGATCTTATTGGTGTTCGTGCACCAAAAAGACAATGTACAAGGGCTGAATTTCCTAGCATAGGATTAGCTGTATAATGACTTGGAAAAATGCTGCTTTGGCTCATGCTAAAGAACAAGACCCTAAAGAATCATGTGGGTTATTAATAGAAATTAAAGGGAAAGAAAAGTATTTTCCATGTAAAAATCTTTCAAATTGGTCAAATCAATGTTTTATTATTGACCCTGTAGACTATGCAAAAGCAGAAGAAACTGGAAAAATATTAGCGGTTATACATAGTCACCCAACAACACAACCTATAGCAAGTCAGGCAGATATGGTAAGTTGCGAAGATACAAATTTACCATGGCATATTGTTAATCCAAAAACAGAACAATGGGGTTACTATGAGCCAAGTGGTTACAAGCCTCCTTTACTTGGTAGACATTGGGTTTGGGGTATAACTGATTGTTTGAGTTTAGTGGAGGATTGGTATTTGCAAGAAAAAGAAATCTCTTTTAAAAAAGCTACAAGACCCTTAACACCTGAAATATTCCACAAAAATCCACAATCAAAAGAAGATGGCGATTTCAATAATTATTTAATTACAGCAGGTTTTCGTTCATTAACACCAAATGAAAAATTACAAAATGGTGATGTTTTGGCAATGAGTATTTTAGGAAAAGGTTTAAATCATGTTGGAATTTTTATAGATGGTGATGTTTTACATCATTTAGGCGATAGACTATCTTGTAGAGAACCATACAATCCTTGGTTGTTAAAATGTACAGGGGGTCGGTATCGTTATGATGCGTAAAATAAAACTGTATGGCGAACTTGTAAAAATAACAGGGCATAAAGAATTAGAAGCTACTGTAAATACAACAGCACAAGCTGTAAGTTTTCTTGTAAATAATTTTCCTGAATTAGAAAGCCATATGGCAACTAGATATTACCAAGTTTTATTAGAAAAAGAAAATGTAAATATAGATGAATTGCATTTCCCTGTAGGTAAATCTGATATTAAATTTGTTCCTGTAGTATCTGGTTCTGGTGGACTTGGTAAGGCTTTATTTGGTGGTGCTTTAATTGCAATGAGTTTTGGTGTTGGTGGTTTATTTACAGCACCGTTGACTGGATTAGGTGCTGGTAGTTTTGCGGCTGCTGGTTTAGGTGCAAAAGCTGCTTTTGGTATAGGTGCTGGATTACTTTTAGGCGGTGTAAGTGATATGCTGTTTCCTGTTCCTAAAGCACCACAATTCAGTTCTGAGCAAGATCCAAGGTTATCTTTTAGCTTTAATGGTACACAACAAACAAGTCGTGCTGGTACGCCAGTGCCACTTGTATATGGCGAAATTTTTACTGGTTCTGTTGTAATCAGTTCTTCAATAGACACTGAACAGGTACAAGTATGACCGACAATAAAAAAATTATTCGTGGTTCATTTGGTGGTGGAGGAAGCCCCTCACCTCCTCCACAACCTACAAGAACACCTGATACTTTACACAGTAAGCAGTTTGTAACATTTTTAGATTTAATTTCTGAAGGTGAAATAGAAGGAAGTGCATCAGCTTCGAAAGAAGGTATAACAGATAAAAATTCTACAGCATACAAAAACGCATATCTTAAAGATGTATTTTTAAACGATACACCAATTTTAAGATCAACAGCATCATCATCAAGCCCAAATGATGTTGATTTTAATTTTAAAGATGTCACATTTAATTCAAGACATGGAACCGCAGACCAAACAAAAATAAGTGGTATTGAAAGTTCTTCATCAAGTACACCTGTTGGTATTACAGTAACAGCCGATTCGCCAGTCACTAGACAAATTACAAATACAAATGTTGATCGTGTAAAAGTTACAATTACATTTCCACAGATACAAGTTGCAAAAGAAAATGGAGATTTGTTAGGAGATACAGTTCAATTTAAAATTTCTGTTCAATATAATTCTGGTGGTTTTACGGATATTCATACTGATACTGTTACTGGTAGAACTGCTGACGCTTATCAAAAAGATTTTTCCGTTGAAATCACAGGGTCTTTTCCTGTTGATATACGAGTTAGTAGAATTACTGCGGATAGTACAAGCAGCAGTACAGTAAACTCATTTCAATGGACAAGTTTTTCTGAAATAATTGATGTTGCTTCTACATATGCAAACTCTGCCTATAACGGAATAAGATTAGATTCGCAACAATTTGGTTCAATACCATCAAGAAAATTTAGAGTTCGTGGAATCAAAGTAAGAATACCGGGTGCTGGTGCATCAAGTTCTGGTACACCAACTGTAGATTCTGCAACAGGTCGTATTGTATATCCTGATGGCTATATTTTTAATGGTTCCATGGGTGCTGCTGTTTGGACTTCATGTCCAGCAATGATTTTATTAGATTTACTAACAAATACAAGATATGGATTTGGTGACCATATAACAGACAGCAATCTTGATTTATTTTCTTTTGTTACCGTAAGCAAATATGCAAATACTCTTGTAGATGATGGTTTGGGAGGCCAAGAGGCACGATTTAGTTGCAATGTAAATATACAAAATTCTTCTGAGGCATTTGATCTCATAAATGAATTGGCTGGTGTAATGAGATGTATGCCAATTTTTACTGCTGGTTCAATTACGATTACTCAAGATTCACCAAAAAGTGCAAGTTATCTTTTTAACCTTAGTAATATAACTTCTGATGGTTTTAATTATTCTGGGAGTAGTTTAAAACAAAGACATACCGCTATTGCTGTTTCATATTTTAATATGGACAGTCAAGATGTAGATTTTGAAGTTATAGACGATACAACAGCACAAAGTAAATTTGGAATTATTACAAAACAAGTAAAAGCCTTTGCTTGTACATCAAGAGGTCAAGCGGCAAGGTTAGGTAGAGCAATATTATTTGCAGAACAAAATGAATCAGAACTTGTCAGTTTTACAACTTCTATAGATGCTGGCGCGATAGTTAGGCCGGGTGCAATTATTGATATAAACGATCCTGTTCGCGCTGGTGTAAGAAGAGGTGGCAGACTATCTGGTGTAACTTCAACAACAGTGGTAACTGTAGATGATACAAATGCAACAGATTTTGCTGTTGATGCTGCTGGTAACCCAACTGGTGATGCAAAACTTAGTTTAGTTTTGCCTGATGGAACTGTAGAGGTAAAAGACATAAGCAGTATTTCTGGTGCAACAATAACAGTATCAGAGGCTTTTTCGCAAACACCAAATATAAATACAATTTGGATAATTTCAAACGTAACAATAGAATCGCAAAAATTTAGAGTTATAACTGTAGAAGAACAAGATGGGATAAATTATTCAATAACAGCACTTTCATATGTTGAAGGGAAATATGCCTTTATTGAAGATGGAACAGCATTACCAGCAAGAAATGTAAGCATTTTAAACGAGTTAAAAGAACCACCGGCTGGTCTTACAGCACAAGAAACTATTGTACCGATTAACAACCAAGCAGTATCAAAAATATTTATAAGTTGGCAACCTATTGTAGGTGTTATTGAATATCAAATAAATTACAGATATGAAAATGGAAACTTTGTTTCCGAAAAAGTATCAAGACCTGATTTTGTTATTTTTAATAGTCAGCTAGGAACTTATGAGATACAAGTGTTTAGTTATAACGTACAGGGTCAACTTTCTGCTTCATCTACTGATTTAACATTTGAAGCTGTTGGTAAAACAGCAGTACCGCAAGATGTTACTAATTTAAGAATAGAACCAATATCAGATCAATTTGTAAGATTACGTTTTGATAAAGCTACAGACGTTGACGTGGTTCACGGCGGAAACGTGGTAGTAAGAGCATCAAATATTGCAGATGGTACAGCAACTTTTACGAACTCTGTTGATGTTATTCCAGCTTTGCCTGGCAACGTAAGTGAATCTATTGTTCCAAATATTGTTACAGGCGAATATATTCTTAAGTTCCGCGATGATGGCGGTAGATTAAGTTCTGGCGAAACTTCAGTAATAGTAAACAGCCCTGACCCTTTACCAAAACTTTCTGTTTTAGTTGACAGGGAAGATTTAGATGCAACACCTTTTGCTGGTACAAAAGTTGATTGTTTTTTCTCTGATGATGTTAATGGTCTTGTTCTTGGTTCTCTTGAATTATTAGACGGTGTAGCTGATTTTGATGCTATTGCTGATTTTGATTTTTTAGGTGCTGTAGATATTACTGGTGGTTCATATGAATTTGCAAATACTCTTGATTTAGGTGGCAAACAACCTTTGAGATTACGAAGACATTTTGTCACACAAGGTTTTTATCCAAATGACCTTATTGATAAAAGATCAGCAAATATTGATACTTGGACTGATTTTGACGGTGCCACTGCATTTGATGTTGGGGCATCATTATTAGTTGCCACAACTGATCTTGACCCTGACTTGTCTACTTCAGCAACATATGGACAAAGTGGGACGACTATAACAATCACAAAAAGCTCGCATGGATATTCTGTTGGTGATTTTGTTGTTATTGATTTTACTGCTGGAAGTGCAACAGATGGTAATTATGAAATTGTTACTGTGCCAAGTACAGGTACTTTTACAGTTACTTCAGCTACAAGTGCAACAATATCAAGTGGTACTTCTTGTACTTATGGAGCTAACTTTTCAAGATTTAATCCTTTTGTAAACGGTACATATGTAGGTCGTGGTTTTAAATTTAGATGCGAAATGGATTCTGACGATCCAGCGCAATCAATAGAAATAGATCAGCTTGGATATACAGCAGAATTAGAAAGCAGAACAGAAACAAGCCTTGGTAATGCAGGAGCATCTACTGGTGGATTTATAGCTTCTGGTACTTCCACAAAGTCAGTTACATTTACAAATAGTTTCTTTACGGGTTCTACAGGAACAGGAGTTCCAGATAATTCAGTTTTACCATCAATTGGAATAACAATAGAAAATGCACAAAGTGGTGACTTTTTTGCTTTATCCTCTATAACAGGCAGTGGTTTTAATATAGATATAAAAAATGGGTCAAGTCATGTAGATAGGGAATTTAAATATAGTGCAACTGGTTTTGGTCGTGGCTCTTAAATTATGATAACCTTAAAGAAAAATTAGAGTAAAATGGCTACCCACGATTATGTTATAGACAATAGTACAGGTGCGAACGTTCGTAGTGATTTAAATAATGTATTGCAAGCGATATTAACAAATAACAGTTCTGGTTCTGCCCCTAGTACTACTGCCGCCTATATGCTTTGGGCTGATACGAGTAATAATATTCTAAAGATGCGAAATTCAGCAAATGACGGCTGGATTGATTTAAGAACACTTACTGGTGGTATAACTTCAACTGCTGATGCAACAATAAATTCTATAACTGTAGGTAAAGGAGCAAACTCTGCCAATGGTAACACTGTTCTTGGAGAAACTGCTTTAGATGCTTCTGTTAGTGGTACAAATAATACTGCTATTGGTAAAGATACTTTAACAGCCCTTACTTCTGGACAACAAAATGTTGCGGTAGGTGCTAATGCTGGCGATGCAATTACGACAGGTTCTAACAATACAGCAGTAGGTAAAGGTTCCTTGTCAACAGCAACAACAGCTAGTGATAACACTGCTTTTGGGGAATCTGCTTTGAATCAAAACAGTTCGGGAGCCAACAATACAGCCCTTGGTGCGCAATGTTTAGACGCTAATACTACAGCAAGTGATAACACAGGAGTTGGTAAAAACTCTTTAACCACAAATAGTACTGGTGCTTCAAATACTGCCATAGGAAAAAGCTCTTTAGCCAGTAACACGACAGCATCTAATAACTGCGCCGTAGGTGCAACTGCCTTAAATGCAAACACTACTGGCGATAAAAATAATGCTTTTGGAAGTGCAACCTTAGAAACAAATACCACTGGTACTGAAAACTCCGCGTTTGGTTCTAGAGCATTACAAAACAATACGACAGCTAGTTTTAATGTGGCAATAGGAAGAGACGCCTTAAGAGTCAACACCACAGGTCAGGGTAACGTAGCTGTGGGTACTGATGCCTTGGACGCCAATACAACGGCAGAATATAATACTGCCATTGGTTATGATGCATTAAGTGACAACACTACTGGTTTCAGAAATGTGGCAGTCGGTGCATTTTGTCTACATAATAATACAACTGGTGAAGATGTAACTGCTGTCGGAGGAAATGCCTTATCTACAAACACTACAGGAAGTAATAATACTGCTGTCGGTAGAAGAGCCTGTGGCTCAGGTACAACAGGGGATGCAAACACAGCCGTGGGTGCTTATGCTGCTTATTCTGGCACAACCACTACTAATAATGTTGCGATTGGTTATCAAGCATTATATTCAGCCACTACTGGTGATGTAAACGTAGCTGTTGGAAGTGAGTGTATGGAATCGCTAACCACAGGATTTAATAATGTTGGCGTGGGAAGGACTGCTTTACAAAACCACACTACAGGAAATCATAATACTGCAGTGGGTAGATCGGCATTGGCTGCTAACACCACAGCGTCCGACAACACGGCTGTTGGTAAATCAGCATTAGGTGCTAACACAACTGGTCATTCAAACGTAGCTGTAGGAAGTCTTGCCCTTGATGCCAACACAACTGGACAACAAAATAATGCGTTTGGTTATGCAGCATTAACAGCAAATACAACTGGTAGCTACCATGTAGCTGTAGGAGAACAAAGTCTTGGTGGTAATACTACTGGATCTGATAATACTGGTTGTGGTCATCGCACATTACAGGTAAACACTACTGGATCAGGGAACGTAGCCGTTGGTGCTAATGCTTTAGATGCTAATACTACAGCCAGCGAAAACACTGCGGTAGGTAAAAATGCTTTAACAGCTAATACCACAGGTAGTGCAAATACAGCAGTAGGCCACTCGGCTTTAGAGTCTTGCACTACTTCTACTCAATCAACAGCAGTTGGACAAAGAGCTTTAGAAAATGTCACCACTGGAGATAAAAATACTGCTTTAGGCTGGAACGCGGGTGGAGCTTTAACCACAGGAGATGATAATGTTTTTGTTGGTCAACGTGCTGGTGATGCTATAACTACAGGAGATCATAATACTGCGCTAGGTGCTGGTGCTTTAAGTAGTGGATCTACAGGTGAAAATTGCACTGCTGTAGGAGAAAATGCTTTATTTGCAAACACAAGTGGAACTGGTAATACATGCGTAGGGCAAAGATCAGGAGAATCTATAACAACTGGAACTGATAATGTATATATGGGAAGAGAAGCAGGACGTGATGTAACTACAGGAGATAATAATATTATTTTTGGAAAAGCTGCTGGATTAGCTAATAGTCCATCTGGTCAAATAACCACTGGTAGTAATAATGTGTGCTTAGGAGATAATAATATCTCAAATTTATTCTGTGCAGACACATCAATATCTTCGTCTGATTCAAGAGATAAAACAGATGTAACAAGTTTTAATATTGGTTTAGCTTGGATTGAAGCACTAAGACCAGTTACATATAGATGGGATAGAAGAACATGGTATGGAACTGATGCAGAACCTTACGGAACACCTGATGGATCAAAGAAAAGAGCTAGAGTACATATAGGATTTTTAGCACAGGAAGCACTTGAAGTAGAGAAAGCAAATGGTTATGGAAATTCAAATGATGATTCTTTAATTTTAAATTTAACTGATGATGGAATGAGTTATGGTATGAAGTATGAAAGACTTATACCAATTCTTGTAAATGCAATAAAAGAGTTATCCGTAAAAGTCACAGCCCTCGAAGCAGGGTAAACTAAAAGTAACTTAATTTTTTACTATGGAAGAAAGAACTGCTGACGAAATCGCTAAGATTTTTTCTGATGCGGGCGATAGCGTAACTGTAATTAATGCAGATGCTAACTTTGCTGCATATCAAACTGCTAACCCTTCAAGTTATGATACTGAAGCTGAATGGAAAGCAATGATTCAGAGAAATACTGAACATCTTGAAATTATCAAGGCTTACAAAAAGGTAGATGGAACTACATCTATCTGGACATCAGAAGACTTTACAGCTATTGATGCTGCTATTACTGCTGGCAAAAAACTTTACTAAATTATGAACCTAAAAGAAAAACTACAGGAACTAGCTCTTGAAAGGCAAAATTTACAAATTGCTTTGTATGAGATTAGTGGTGCGATGAAGATTTTGGAACAGCAGATTCTTGAAGCTGAACCCGAAGCAACCCAGCCATCAAGTACAGAGGCATCAACCCCACAAGAAGTAACAGCACCATCAGAGTAAGTGGGGCTATCATTTTATTAAGTACTTCTTTAATCATGTTTCAAAAAATCGCAAACATTTTGAGTATTATCTCATTTATAATGGTAGCTTCCATGACTGCTACAGGCGTAATAGGTTACAGGTATTTAACATCTGAAAATTTTAAATCCCAAGTTATGAATGAAATTCTTGGTAATGTACAAGGCATGATGCCTAAATTATTAGATCAAGGACTACCTAAAATGACAGGTCCATCTATGCCAATAATAAA